GCATAATAGAGGTTATCCAACCAATAATTCTCCGAAGGAAGAATCGTGTGGCCGCCCAACCGGGGCGGCGTCGGGGCGGGGCGCGCGCGTATGCCAAAACGCGATGGTAGCCCTGCGCAAGGCTCGCCTAATTTTAGGCGAGCCGGTCGTCCCCCACTATTTGGTCGATACGCCAATCGGCGAAATCGCGTTCCAAACAGGGCAGTCGGGAAAGTGCGTGCTCGAGTTCGTCGAGATCGGTCATAGACAAGCCATAGACTTCAGCAAAACGTGATCGAGTCGCGCCAGACGCGTGAACGGGCACGCGACTGTGCCCCAAATTGAGACCAGCTTTGTCTTCCGCCAAAGGGTCGTCGTTCTTGACGCCCGAAAGGCGGAACAGCTGTTCCACGCGCCGCAGATAATCACCAACGACGGGCAAGAAATGGTTGGCATACAGCAAACCGATATACTTCCCAGACATGACGTTGGCGATATCCCGGGGCACGTGGCCCGCCGTTATAAACCACGGCGCCTTGACAAGTGTCTTGCCAGGAAACGTGGTGTACGCCCAGGTCTCATAGCCGTCGGCGTCAAGCACGACCGGCCAGAACCTGCCACTACAAAAAGTGGCATCAAGGGCTTGGCTGCGGCGGACGGGGTTGAATTTCAGCCCCAAGTCGCCAAGGACCTCAACGTGGAATTGTGCGTTCACGTTGCGTGCGCGTGTCAGCCCATCATCGCCGTTGACCATGTGGCGAAACGGGTTGACCGCGGGGTCCCACTCCATATGGAATGAGTCACGAACACTAATAGTGTCGTGGATATTGGCGGCGCGGGGGATCAGTGGCAACTGGCCAAGCCGATATTCAACACCAGTCGTGTCCCACCCGATGGCCGCCCCCTCACCACGATGGTGGAGGTAGCGGTCAACGTCGTAGGCAAACACGTTAGCGCACCCATTTACGACGCAGTTTAACAACCACGTCCAAGGGTCGCCCGAGCTGTTGGTTCCTTCGATACACAACCGCACGTCCCGGTGTTTGCTCACGATGTGTTTACGAGAGTTGCTCTTCCATAACTCGCTGGCCACTTGAACCGGCAGGCCGAAAACCTCAACAAAAACGGTGATAACCACCGCAATCATGCCCGCCGAAATGGTGGCGTCAAAGGAGGAAGCATCAAATTCGTAAACATCGTGGTAAGGACTCTGGTAGTCCCAAGAGTGCCACACTTGACCCACCTCGTGACTTTGGGCGGCGTGTGGCATATAGATGCAGTGGGAGTGGCGCCAAGCTTGCGACAACGCATGGGCAATGGTCACCATGTACGCCCCAGACAACGCCTGATTGGCGGGTTCGGAGGCCTGCACTATACGGGGCTTGACGTCGACGTTTTCGTCAGAGCTGTCTTTCAACAGGCCCTCTACTTTAACGAAACCAGTGCGAATGGCATCCTTATGATCGAGTTTTCCATCAGTAAGGGCCAATCGCTCGACGCCGCTTTGCATGGCCTGCCTTTTGGCCACGCTGGTTGCGCGCTCCACCCATTGCCCCTCTCCCATAGGGACAAC